TATCATCATTCTTCTCACCTTCTCTGTATTCCAGGTGGTGTGTGGTGAACCCACCCCTGCCTGACTTCTTCCAGTTTCGGTCTACGGTGTCAGAAGCCTTGCATGTGAAGCACTTGTGGGTGTGAAGGATATTTCCAACGGCATTCAGGTATCTCTGCAACAAGTGCCACTACAATTTTTCAAAACATTTCGACAGGAAGAGAATGGGAACAGCTCTGATGAGAAGAATGATGATACTTAGGAGACTGACAAAATGATTAGATTAAAACTTCTTAGGTTGTGCAAGGATTTAGAAACTAACAAAAATCTAGCTGTGTTTTGGTTCTACTATGATGGTCATCCTATGGGAGGAGATGGTGAATTAATAATCTTAGAAGAAGGTCAAACTCATCAAGATTCACGAGAAATAATTCACAAAGAGAGAGAGAGACACCGTAACAACAAGGAGGACGATAATTCTAGGTAGGTAATCTATCTGGATCAATCATCGTAAGTATGTCATTAGTGGATACTGTATTAAATAAACGGGAAAAAATAAAAAAAATAATAAACATAGAGTCGCCAGTATCTCTCTCTCTTTTTTCTGGAGGAATGAGATGAACATACCAGACTTACAGTGTTTTCGATGCAAGAGAATATTTTACTACGAGACATTTTACTGGGAACATTTTGAATTGAGGTGTAATTTTAGGAAATGAATCCTGACGACATGAGGATACTCACCAGGATGGCTGACACCATACGAAAGAGGGGAACCATCAACATGATTGAGCTGTGGAAGAGCACGGACCTGTCCATCTGGCAGTTCGAGAAGATCAAGAAATACCTACCACTGACGTTTGATGACATTGAATTAGATAGAAAGAAGAACTATGTATCCCGCAGCAACATGTCGCTGTTCTCAAAGGAGGAATTGAAATGAGAGCCGACGAGATAAGATCACACAGGCTTCAGGCTTTATTAAAAATATACAAAAAGTACGGAGAGGGTGCGGTAATCGCCAGGGCAATACAGATGGGGGTAACAAGGCAGACGGCACTGTCATACCTTGCCACAATAAGGTCGAGGGTGAAATGAGACCTAACGCCATAATGACATTTCACTGCACATCCTGCGGTAAGAACATCTCAAAGAAGACGCTGCAGTGCAAGCCGTGTGACATACAGTATGACGAGTGGAGCCTGTTCAATTGAAGCAAATTAACATAGCATGCGTAGCCTGTGAGAATAATAATCACAAGTCCTGTATTGCTATAAAACTGGGTGCTATCCTACATGATCCAAAAAAACACTGCTCATGTCTAGCCAACAATCACAAAAAAGAGAGGTTTGAAGTTGACTGACTGGATACCACTCAAGGCAAGGTATAACAGCAAATGCATTACCTGTGAACAACCAACTAACACGGGCTTTGATATTTTATGGAAGAAAGGAATTGGTGTAATCCATCCCAACTGCAGAAAACCAGACGAGAATACGGAACACAATATAAAACCGTTCTGCCATGACTGCAAGACAAAGCTAAGGGACTGTAAGAAACCCAACTGCCAGCTCTGCAAGTACACAAAGTCATATTGTAGCAAGTGTGATTCCCATGTCAGTGTCGTGGAGATGAAATGAACTACAAACAGGGAAGACACAAGACTGCACCAATGACATTCGTATGCGAGAGATGCCACAATCCAATACTTGACAGAACTATAAAGAGATGTCAAAAACCATTACATTTCTGCAAAAAATGTGTTACAGCAAAAGCAAGGGAAAAAAACAGAAGGATATACGAACGCACACATCCAAAATTCATCTCAAGGCAAAAACTAATCATTGATATTCTAAACATCAAACCTACAAATCTTGCCGAACTGTTAAAGATAACAGGATGTGTCACTGAAAACTCACTGACATCCATAATCTCAAAACTGCGGACACGCGGGTACGACATCCAGAACCATTCCATCCACCAATCATACTACGTGATGTCAAACGGGGGAAGGTCATGACATACAGCAGTTATGATTTCAAGAGATGGTGTTCAAAGTGCGGGCAGTGGAGAAGTAAGGAAGATTTCAGATGTTCTGAGTGTGGTACCAAGCTCCGCAATCACGGGAGGAGAAGCAACAAGGTGGTGCTGAGAATTTGAGCATGAAGAACCGTACAATACTGCAGGGCGACTGCCTGCAAAAACTAAGGAACATACCTGACGGAATGATAGACCAGATAGTAACTGATCCGCCATACGGATACTCCTTCATGAACAAGGACTGGGACAAGGCAGTGGTAAGGAAGGAAGTGTGGACTGAATGTCTAAGGGTACTCAAATCAGGGAGTTTCGCTTTTGTAATGTCTGCACCACGACAGGATGTTCTCTCACATATGATCACTAATCTGACTGATGCAGGATTTGTAATGGGATTCACCTCAATGTACTGGACTTATGCAAGTGGATTTCCCAAAGCGATGAACATCTCAAAGGCAGTTGACAAAAGAAATGGTAGAGATTCACAACCTTACAAAGATTTAGGTGAATATATCAAATCATCACGTTTAACATTAAAAATTCCACAATCAGAAATATCTAAAAACTTTCTATCAAAAACAGGAGGTTTGACAGGTTGTATGTCTAATTGGGAGTTGGGTATGAATGTTCCAACCAAACAACAATGGAAAATATTAAAACAGAAACTAAATTTAGATAATAGATTTGATGAATTAATAGAACGAGAAGAAGCACAACGAGAAGTTATAGGAAAGAAAGTAAAAGCCGAGTTAAAAAATCATGTATATTTTGGTGACTTAGAAAGAGCTAAACAAACAGGTCACACAATAGGATATGGAGAATTTGATGTTACAAAATCAGAAACACCACAAGCAAAAAGGCTAGACGGATCATACGCAGGATTCCAGCCAAAGCCAGCAGTAGAGGTAATATTGGTATGCATGAAGCCGTTGAGTGAGAAGAACTATGTCGAGCAAGCTCTATCTAATCAAAAAGGTGTAACTTGGTTTGATGATTGCAGGATACCATATCTTAGTAAGAAAGACATTGGTGATCCAGATAGAGGTAAGGGTTATCCATTATTAGATGAGAAGAAAGGTTGGAATCAAAACAGTTTAAAAAATAATATTACAATTGGAGAGAAAGGCAGATTCCCAGCCAACCTCATCGTATCAGACAACTCATTAGATGTAGGTAAGAAGACAAAATCAACACGAACCAAAACCTCCAATGGTTTTGGTGTAGGAAAAAACACATTTGGAATTAAAGATGATTCACAAACTGTAGATTATGAAAGAGGGTTTGATGACGAGGGTGATTTCTCCAGATACTTTTCACTTGACTCTTGGGAAGCACAGTTCATCATTACACCAAAGCCTAGCAAGTCAGAGAAGAACAAGGGACTGGATAATTTCACAGCCAAACAGGTCAATGATGGAAGAAATATCCCACCAGATAATGCATTCCAGCGTGGCAAGACTCAGAGACAGAACACACACCCGACAGTAAAACCAGTATCACTATTCAAGTATCTTGTAACACTCGGAAGCAGGGAGAACGATTACATCCTTGATCCTTTCATGGGAAGCGGAACAACAGCAATCGCATGCGAGCAGATAAGCAGAAACTGGATTGGCATAGAACTAAACAAAGAATACTGCGAGATTATCATGGCAAGGATTGACGATTACAAAAAACAGACGAGGTTGTTCAATTGAAATCCTGCGACTGTAACTGCCACTATGGAACCAACGAACCAAGCTGTATGAACTGTCATTGTATAGCCAAGACATTCTGTGTCGCGTGCAAACAGGTGATTAAAAATGGGTAGTAACCAGTGGGCAAACCGAGCAAAGAAGAGTATGACCAGAAACTCCGATGCCAAGAAACTTGACTACATCCAGGATAACCTTCCAAAAGAGATAAGGGTGACAAGCAGGGAGAGGATATACCACAGCCAAAAATTCACAACAAAGAACCAGAACCATGAGGCTGATTTAGTTCTTAATGAGGGTATAATTTTACATCATGATACGATTAAAATTCACGGCGAGCTTGCGTTTCCAAATCCCAAAACCCTGAAGAGGGACATGGACTTTGAGAGGGCAGGCTTCAATTATATTGTATTAAACGCAGACCTGGCAAAACATCTGACACTGGATGAGGCAAGGCTTGTAGAATATCTTTACTATCATGAATTACACAAGTCAAAAATCAGGGAGGAATTACATGTTTGTATGTAGGGGATACTGTATAGAATACAAGGCCAACATATCACGATACATGGGAGGCAAGAACAAACGCTGTTCCATTTGTGATCTGTTCTTATTCTATCCTGGAATTTATTGTCCATGCTGTTGTTCAATTTTACGTCCGAAATCACACGCATACGGAAAGAACAGGAGGGAAATTGTCGCCTGAGGATGTAATAACAATGATTGAAAAACAGATAAAGTTTGAGATGTACTACTGTGCAAAGTTAGCATTCACACATCAGAACGCAAAGGAGACATGTGCTGCGTTGAAAATAAAGCTGAAGGAACTCAAGCAAAAACAGAGGGATGTCAATGCCCAAAAGTAAGTCAATACTAATCGTATCCGACATGCACGTCGGTGCATCAACTTCGGTATGTACGGCAGAGCCAGATACGGTTGACCTTAACACAACATACAGGCCAAGCAAACTGCAAGCGGAACTGCTCAACGTATGGCATGAGTGCATCGACGAGATTCATCAGAAGCCAACAGTCCTGGTAGTGAATGGTGAGCCATGTGATGGTGGAAATCCCAAAGGATTAGGCAAACAGTCATGGAGTACAAACCTTCAGGATCAGCTAAACGATGCTGAGAAACTACTGGACATGATTCCATACCAGAACATCCTATTCAATCGTGGTTCAGGTTATCATGTAGACCAACAGGGAACCAACTTTGAGGAGATAATTGCAAAGAACATGAAGGCTGACAAATACAAGGCTTTTGGCGGTTCGGGATATACTGACTACTATTCGCTTATAGAAATATTTGGAAAGCGGTTCAACTTTACACACCATGTAGGATTCAACAAGTGGGCAGCATACAGAACCACATCACTCGCAAGGGAGATGGCAGGTATGGTATTTGAGAAAGACAAGATGGGAAGGGCTGATGTAATTGTGCGAAGCCACGTTCATTACTTTGTCCATGTCGAGTTTGTTCATACTCATGGTTTTACCACGCCAGCTTGGAAATATCCAGACGGTCATCTGTTCAGGGGTGGGACTGCAGGGACAACTCCAGACATCGGAATGGTTGAGGTAATCGTTGAATCCAACGGTGACATTGAGATTGTCAAACACATTGCAGAGATGAGGATAAAGCCAAAGGTGTTGAAATATTGAAAGATAGAGAGATTACACTTACAGATGAATTGGTTAAACAATCCACTCCAAAATCAAGAGAAGAGTATCAACAAGAAATCATTGAAAAATATGGTAAAACAACAAGAAAAATATACACTGACGAAGAATTAGAACCCTATTCAAAACCCCTTAAAAAAATAAACAATAAGAAAGAAAGAGAAGAAATTATAAAAAAATGGCGTAAGAAAAAATGTTCAGAATATCGACTAGCATATGTTAGGAAAAAATATGAAGAAAATAAAGAATATCTTAATGCCTATGATAGGAAATGGCAAGGAGAAAACAAATCATATGTTAATATTCGCAGAAGAAAATATCGTGAAGAAAATAAAGTTCGTGATTCTGCAGTTCAAAAAAAATGGCGTTTAGAAAACAAAGATCGTATTATATTAAGATCAAAAAGGTATAGGGAAAAAAATAAAGATTATATTTCAGCATGTGGTGTAGTATATTATCAAAAAAACAAAGAAAAATTATTAGAATATTATAAACTCCTTAAACAAATTTCAAAAAAGAGGTCTAAGAAATGACAGAATGTTGTGTTTGCTCAAAAACCATTGATATGAAAAAATGTGGATTCCTTAACGGTGTGTTTGGTGCTCCTGACGTATACCCATTGTGTGATGAAGATTTAGAGAAAACAAAACGATTCCTGAATATCAAACAACCCAAAGAGGAATCAGAAAAATGAAGGACTGGAGCAAGATATATGACTTGCGAGAAGGAACATTTACGCATACTTTTAGAATGTACAACCTTCAAGATTATCATTTAGGAGACACATATTTTGAAACAGAAATGTCATATGTCAACCTAGCACCACATGAAAGAATGTCCGAACTGATCAATACTATAATACACGAAGACTGTCACGTTGCACTGAAAAGGGAGGGTGAAAAATTACCAATGGATGTCGAGCATGAGATAATCAAGAGGCTCTTCTGGGCAATGGATGGGATGATTCTAACTTAATATCAAAATCCTGTGATAATAACATAATTTTAATCTATTTATAATAAAACAGAATAATCTAATTTGTGGAAACAGAGGAATACCTGCAAAGGCAGAAGGAACTGCTGGACAGGCTCTCACGTGTAAACAACGAGGATTTTAAGACAAAGAAGGAGATTATAATATTCTAATAATTTTTCTTTGTTTTTTTGATAATATACTACACCACATGCTGAAATATAATCTTTATTTTTTTCCCTATACCTTTTTGATCTTAATATAATACGATCTTTGTTTTCTAAACGCCATTTTTTTT